GGCTTTCACAGGGGCTCCGGTCAACCGCACCGTTCAGTTCTACAACCAGACGCTGCCCTTCGAGGACATCCTCGGCGTCCTGCCCTACCGCGACCCGGACACCGGGGCCAATGCACTTCTGGTGGCAGTCAATGAGGCACGGACCTCCGACGGTGGCCAGGGCAAGGTCTGGTGCATCCGGCCCAATCAGTCGCCCGTGGAGGTGCCCATGAACGGGCACGACATCTACCTTCCGGTGCGCCTCATCCAGGCCACCAACGGCGTGGTCATGCTGCGCCCGGGCAACGCCCGATACTACTTCTCGAGCGCCTCAGGAATCTACGACAACATCCTGATGGAGAACGGGAGCCAGATCCTGTGCGAGGACTCCACGGTGCTTTCGGACGAGGACTCCACGCAGATCAACCTGAACGTGGTGCCCGACCTTACCACGGGCGACATCGTGACCATCGGCGGTGTGGGCGACGTGGCCCCTCTGTGGACTGCAACACCGGGTTCTGGTCAGGGCTTCCAGTTCTTTGTCAACGTGGTCAACGAGGAGGTCTCGCTTCACCTGACATTGGTTGACGCTCGGGCCGGCACAAACCCATTGCCGCTCAGTCCTGAGAACAACGCCCGCTACTACATTGAGCGCTCTGCCAACCTGACTGGCTACGACCTGGCGCAAGACATCGTCGACAACCTGAACGACGGGATGCCCATCCTGATGCAGGGCAACGCCACGTTCCCGTCGGCGCTCGACGCCGGGTTCGACCGCATCCCGTCTACGCTATCCATCGTTGGCTCTGACTCAACCGGGGACACGCTGACGGTCTACAACCACAACTTCATCCCGGGCGACCAGGTCTCGATCTCGAACGTGGTTGGAAGCGCCACGGTCAACAACCAGATCTACTACGTCTACCCGGTCGACAACAACACGCTGAAGCTCTTCAACGGCACGACCGAGGAGACCGACTCGCTGAACGACGCTGGCCGCGCCATCATCCAGCTCACGACCACCGGCACGTCACCCAACATCACGATCAGCGCGGTCACAATCCTCAACCAGGGCTCCGGCTACCTCTCGGCCCCGGTGATCACGGTCAGCGCCACTGGCACGATCACAACGCCTGCCAGCCTGACCGCCACGGTCACCAATGGAATCGTCAGCTCGGTGGCTATCGTCAACGGCGGCGCATATTCAAACACACCCACGGTCTCGGTGGCCATGCCCTCCACGCTGGTCGACGTGGACAACAACAACATCACCGGCAGCATTAAGCGCTCGAGTGCTTCCGGTTCCTCGGTGCCCCCGGGTCGCGAGGGCCTGTACTTCCAGAACCGCCTACTGCTGCTCTACGGCAACGACTACCTGGCCGTCTCCGACGTGCTGGACCCGCTGCACTACAGCCCGGTGCTCAACGAGTTCAAGCTCAACACCGGCAGCAATGACCGCGTGGTGGCACTGTACCCGTTCAACACCACGACGCTGCTGGTCTTCAAGGAACGCTCGGTGCTGGCTGTGGAGAACCTTTACGGCGACCTGTCGACCACCCGCCTGACCGAGATCACCCGGGAGTTCGGCTGCGTGTCTCAAGCCTCTATCGCAGGCACTGGCTCCGACGTCATCTTCCTCTCCCAACGCGGCATCATCAGCCTGCGCCAGACCGAGTTTGGTATCAGTCAGTCGGTGGTTCTGCCTCTCTCCGACCAGATCCAGAACATCGTCGACGACATCGACCAGGCCTACTGGGGCAACGCCTGTGCGACCTACTTCGCCAACCGCTACATCCTGAGCGTGCCCGTCGAAGGCGGTGACGGCAGCAACCAGCGCACGCTGGTCTACAACTTCCTGAACAAGGCCTGGGAAGGCTACTGGGAGGGCTCGCTACTGGTTCCGCGGTTCTGGTGCCGTGTCATCGTAGCAGGCACCGACACGCTCTGCTGGGCCGATGAGAGCGGCCTGATCCACCAGTTCGACCCGCTCGGTCTCGTGGACGTCAACCTGGCCGGAAACCTCATCCAGATGTCGACCGAGGTTCGCTTCCGCGGCTACACCGGGGAGGACAACGTCGACCACAAGCAGTGGACCGACATTCAGTTCGAGTTGGGCAACTGGAACACCCGCTATTCCATCACCGCGCAGTTCGACGGTGTGAACGAGTCCTATGTGGTCGCCACCGACCAGACCAAGGATCGCACAGTCTACTACACCTACGGCAGCGGCACCTACAACACCAACAACACCGCCGACAACTTCCTGGCCCCGTACCGCGAGGACTACTCGGTGACCACCCAGTTCCGCTGTGGAAGCAACGGCTGGAAGGCCGGCCTGCACCAGTTCTTCAGCCACAAAGCCCGCCTGCGCAAGCACTCGGCCTCTGTGCAGCCCCTAATCACCACCGACCAGGGCTCCCTCGACATCTACAGCGCCAAGGTCATCGGCATTGCATTCCGACTCTACGGCAAGAACGACGTCTAAAACACCATGCCTCTCTTTGTAACTGTCACCCCGGGTACCACGGTCAGCTCAACCACCACGCTGTCGGCCTCGACGCTCAACCTCCTGGGCACGCCCAGCATCGACATCACCGGCTCGGTCGACGGCGGCACGCTCTCGGTGGCCGATGGTTCGCTCGGGCTATCAAAGTTCTCCGCAATCACTGGAAGCCGACTCATTGGCAATGGTAGCCCGGTATCAGCCTACCCCACGGAGCTTGCATCCACTGACCTAGCCTTTGCGCCCGGCACGATCAACATCGGCACCGGGGCTGTCGTTGAAGCCAAACTGGGTGCCCGTGCTGTCACCGTAGGCAAACTGTTTGCTGTCGATGGTACAACGACTACCAAGCTACTTGGGCGCTACACCACCGGATCTGGTGACATCGAGACTTTAACTGTCGGGTCCAATCTAACCGTCACCGGAGGAGCGCTAACTACGCTGCGCCCTCGCACTGCGTTCACAAATTTTGAAGCGGCAACTTTTTACGTTATCAGCAATGTCCGCGCAAACGCAGTAACACTCAGTGATCTTAGCACGTCGATCACACCACAAACCAACACGTCAAAAGTTTTGGTTCAGTTCAGTATCAACTACGAAGTAATCTATACGACTGCGTTTATACTTGAGCGCGTCGACGGTGTAACCGTGACCCCTCTAGGTGTTCCAGCCACACCGGAAAACAGAATTTACGGAACTAAGGTTGCAGCCTACGATGGAGATAACAACAGCACTCAGTCTTCCATCGTGATTTCATTTTTAGACAGCCCTGCTTCAACTAACGCGATTACTTATCGAGTAAGGGCGTACTGTAACACCGCATCTGCGACACTTGCTGTTAACCGTTCGATTACGGACACAAATAATTCTAATTTTTCAAGATCAACATCACAAGTGATACTTCAGGAGATCCTTCCGACCTGATGATCCCCCAGATCACAGACTACCTGCTGCACAAGCTCCCGGACAGCTTCAAAGGCTGGACCCGTGAGGCCGTCGAGGACTACGTCATGTTCCATGCGGAGCAAGGCACGCTCAAGATCGCCACCCAGGACGACCATGTGGTCGGTGTGCTGGTAGGCTGGCGTCAGACGGGTCCAGAGCCTAAGGCCTGGGAGTGGCAGCATTCCGACCCCAATGGCGACCACTGGTACTGGCATCAATTCGCCGCGGATTGCGCGGTATTCGCCATGGCGGTGGCGGCTAAGTTCTTCCATGACCGACCGGAGGCTGCAATCCTCCCGGCTATCGGCTATCGCAACGGCAAACTGACCACCTACAAGAAAGGCTCAATGCCGATCTACCGGGTGGCCTCCAAAATGATATGACAGTCGACGCACCAGCACCACGCAACTACGCCCAAGAGACCGCGGACACGCTTCGTACCCAGCTTGAGCTGGCACCCGAGCGATACGCTGCGGAGGCTCAGTTCGCGCCTAGGTATCAGGCACTGCAGCTCGACCTGCTGCGCCAGGCTACTCCCGAGCTCTTGGCACTCTACCGCGATCAGATCGCGCCCACCATGGG